ATCCCCCGCAACACGATGTCCCTGCCCAACACACATCGTCTATGGCCTGATGAGGTGCCACCGGAGGCGGTCAAGGCCGGTCAGCAGTGGGTCCGCAGTCGATTGGGTCAGGCCAAGGCCCGTCGTGGCGAGACACAGTTCAAGGATGACCCACGCTCCGAATCACAGCGTGAATGGGGCGAGCAGCGCATCAATCCCGGTCCCGGGCAGGAGTCGTTGTTCTGATGCCCGCACACGACCACCTGAACGAGCGCCTGTTTCACGGCACCACCGCCTGGCTGAAGGCCGGAGATGTCATCGAACCCCGCACTCGGGACGACTTCTACGGGCCAGATGCTACGGACGGAAGAGGTTACCGGTATCCCGTGGACGAGCACACAGCCATCGGTGCCTACGCCACCCCGGATGTGGGTGTCGCCAAGAAGTTCGCCAAGCAGCGCATGGACACAGAGGCGCGAGCCGCTGGTGTCGACACGAAGTTTGCGCGGCAGGGGTCGGACTGGGTACACATCCCGGTGTTCCGAGGCGATGCGCCATACCAGCCAGCACTGTTCTCGCCCGTGTACGAGGTTGAGCATCTGTCCGAGCACAGTGACCCGCACGGACGTATCACCGCCAAGGGGCACTCCCACCGTCGTGACAAGGTCGGGTTCCGTGTTGTCGGCAATCCGGTGGCCTACGCCAACTATGACGACAAGGCGTGGGGGGACTTGTGAGACCCCCACAGCGCTAGAACAGACGGACCATGGTGAGGCAGACCTCACCATCGTCGTCCAGCATCTTCTCCTCGTCGTCGTCCATCTCGGGCCAGCCATGGCTGTAACAGTGCGGCTGCCCGCAGAACTTGTTGTCGATCCCGTGCTGGAGCCATTCCTCGAAGGTCATGTGGAGAACTGTATCAGCGTGGTGTGATACCCTCGTAAGCGATGAGGGAGACGGTCCGATACACGTATTCCGCCCCGAAGGGCACCGCACCTGGGGCGGTGTTCGCTCACGCCCGCACACCCGAAGGGCATGATGCGGCGGTCGGGGCGCTCACCTTCCACCCGCCGATGGCCTGGGTCGATGTGGACGAGGAGGCTGGCACGATGATCTCTACCGCCCAGGCTCGTATCACCGAGGCAGCAGTAGCCAAACCCCTCCAGCGAACCGGAGTTGGCTCGGAGATGTACCGGGTCGCTGAACGAGAACTCGGCGCACCGATCGGCCATTCAGGGACGCTCTCCCCGGCCGGGTACGCCTTCGCCAAGTCGGTCGGTGGGCACATCCCTCCCAGCGTGAACGGGCCGACAACTCCCGAACGGGAGCCGCTGTGGTCGAGCATGGTCGTCAGCGCAGCACTCAAAGACCACCGGAACCGACGCCCGGTTCCCGGCGCTCCGAAGCCCAGTCTCGGCCCACAGTTCCAGCATGAACCGGAGGGTGAGCAACTGGAACTGCCGTTCTGATGCGCTCTCGTAGACGGAACTTTGTAGAGGTCAGTCGGGGACTCGCTCAGGTCCGCCCTGACGAGGTCGACACCCGCCAACTAGGCCCGCACTGGACGACCGAGCCAGAGGTGGCCTGGAACTTTGCCATGAGCAGGGATTTCGACGGGTCCGCTTGGGAAAGCGACGACAATGCGCCGCTGCACGGCACCCTCGTGCACGGGCTTGTCCACAAGCGCCACATCATCCAGCCCGGGACCGACGAGTTTGAAGACTGGTCGGGAGGCGAGGGCGTGTTCGGCCCGAACGGGCCTGAACGTGAGCAGACCGTTCGCCCAGGCGCTCCGGTATGGATTCAAAGCATGAACTGGGCCTCGGACGACGAGAGTGCCAGGCCCATCCACATCCAGCACAAGCAGTTCTTCCGGGGAAGGGCCTGAGCGGTCGTTCTAGTGGGAGTTGATGGAATCGAACCACCGGTACCCGTAGGCCACTGGTTTACCGCCAGTTGAGCGCCCATCGCTCACAACTCCCAAACCTGAGTATCAGTCCGAGGACTCACCTTTGCGCTGACGAGCCGCCCAGTTCTCCACGTACTGCTTGGCCGATTCCAGGGGCATCGTCATCACGGCCTCCTGGACGAGGCGTGCCTCCTGGATCATCTGCTGGAGATGCGACACCACCGCTTCGGCGGTGACGATGTCCAGTGGGGCAGCAACCGTGTAGCCACCTCCCGAGCCAACCATGAGTACCACACTAACGCGCCCGTCTTCTCCAAGTACCAGGCCAGCGCCGAGCGTATCTGCCGTGGGAGTGATGTCTTCAGCCATGAAGTACACACTACACCGGCAAAGGCGTGGTACCTTTGGTTTATGGCTGGTGTAGGTCCTTTCGGGCGTAACCGTATCGAGAGCAACCTGGAGGCAGCCCAGGCTGCTGCTCAGGATTCCGCTTCCCGTAACCGAAGCGGCCGGAACTCTGGACAGATCCGTACGGCAGCAGCCTACGAGTCGACCCGTACCGACTTCGGCCCGTGGGTGGAGACGCCCAACTCGTCCCGTGTGAGTAAGTACCGGTACGACTACCTGAACGACTCCATGCAGGTGATGTGGAAGAACAACATCCGGGCGCAGTCGGGTCCGTCCTCTCCCACAGCGGTACCAGGAACCGTGTATGGCGAGATGGCCAACGGAACGCCGATCACCTACGAGATGTTCCGTCAATTCGCGCGTGCCGTGTCGAAAGGCAAGGCCGTGAACACCATGCTCAACGGTTGGGGCTACCGTGGCATGTCAACTGACGAACGAGACGCCCCATCCAATGGGCGCTATCGTGCACCGTCCCGTGCACGTGACTAGAGGGAGAACACATCGTGGCAATCCGCGTTCGCGGCATCGGGCCTATCTACTGGGGCCTTGACCGGGACCACACTGGAAGCAGATCGTCGTCGTACGCCTGGGTGGTGGAGACCACACCCCCGTACCGCAAGTCGACATGGGGGCACCTGTTCGCCATCGGACGGTACGCCCTGCACTTCGGCTTCTGTGTACGAGAGACCGATCCCAAGGAGATCGCTCGCTGGGAGGGTGAGGGCTTGGGCGTGACTCCTGAGGAGATCGCTGAATGGCGTGGCCCGTCGAACCCTGTTCTCCGCACACCAGCAGAGTGGTGCGATGAGTTCGGTGTGTCCGTCATCGACCCCGATGGATGGCGTGGGGACCTGTCCCTGCCCTGGGAGACCCCGATCACCGAGACCGATTTCTGGCGTCGTGCGATGGTTTCCACCATCAGCGGTGATTCCCACAGTTGGTGGGGTCAGTCATGATCTACGTGTCGATGATCGTGCGGAGCAACGAGGACGGGTTGTTGGAGATCATCTCCGAGGGAACCGAGATCCAACTCATCAGCCGGGACCTGCTCCGTGAGTTGGTCCTGGCTATCAACCACAAACTAGGCGAGGTTCGGGATCTGGAGCAGCGGTACCTGGAGGCGACCTCCGCTACGGTGCGGGCCAGCCTGGACCACATCACCACCATTGGGGAGTTGCAGACCGCCGCTGAAGAGATCACCCGCCTGCGGGCCGCTGGCGACGCGATGGTGCAACTGATCTGCCTGAATCCGAACACCCCTTCTCAAGAGGACTGGGATGCGGCTATTGCCACCTGGCAGGAGGCCCGCCGTGGTTGACAGGGTATGGCGGTATCAATGCGCTAAGTGCAAGAAGGTTTACGAGTCACCTATAGAGTTGACCGGCTGCAGTCATCGGTGTAGTCCGAAGTCAAGGACTGTCGAAGATATGGAACTCCTGGGCGAGGAGGCCCGTCGTGGCTGACGACATCGTGATCGGCGTCGTGAGCGACACCGATTCACCGTCTGGACCGGGCCAGCCTCACCGTTTCGACCAGGGCGACATCGTGGAGCGGGTCATCGAGTGCTGGTCAGACACCACCATCCGCACCCACTCTGAGGCTTGCTGGGAATGGCATCCGCACTGTGCCATCGCCATCCTTGCCGCCGAGATCGAACGGCTGCGGGCCGACAACAGCGATCTGCGGATCGACAATCGTCGCCTGGCCGATCTTCACGCTGGCATCTACCACGCCCATGCCGCCGAGCGTGCCCTTGCCGACCAGTTGGCCGAAGCGTTGCGAGATGCGTGCGACATCCGACCCTTCATCAGCGTCTGGCAGGAGGCACAGAAGGCTCTCACCGCCTACGAGGAGGCCCGCTGTGGCTGGTGACTACATCCCGCAGGTCGGTGACCGAGTCACCCGACCTGACTGGTCGGATAGTGACCACATCGTCGTTACAGGGATTGGGAAGACACGACTTCTTGCAGTAACGACAGACGGATATGAGGGTTCGTTCGGTCTGGACGGAAACTGGATCAAGGTTGAACCGCCGTCGACGTACCCTGAGCGGTGGATCAACGTCTACCCCTCTTCCGTCACCGGGGCCGCTTACGCTACGGAACGGGAAGCAGATGCTTGGGCACTCAGCAACCGGATCGCTGTCATCCACCTCGCTGCTGACGGCACCCTGACACTGCACCCGACGACTGGAGACCCGTCGTGACCGTTCCCGCCGCCTACGACCTGCGCAAGTTCACGTTCTCTCACGCCACGGCCACGAAGTACGTGACCACCGCCGCCGACCTCATCGACGCCATCGACGCTCTGCACCAGCCCTGGGAAGAGGGTCATAACTGGTGTGCGGCGTGTGACGTGCCCTGGCCGTGCTCGACCGCACTCCTGCTCCACCCCGAGGAGGCCCGTCATGACCGCTGACATCGTGGTCAATGGCACCACCTACATGCGCAACGGATTCGGGGAGTGGGTAGACGACCACTGGTGCACCCTCTATGGCGGGTTGTCCGATTGTCTGGACGAGATCGAACGGCTGCGGGCCGAGGTGCCGTTCGTAGAACGGCTGGTCGCTGGGCAGTTGTCGGCACGACTTGCCGAAGTCGAAGCCGACCTCGCTGCCGAGCGCACCCTGGCAAACCAGATGGCTGAGGCTTTGCGTGCGGCGGCGTCGCATGTGAAACGCTCATTGGTAGAGGATCCCGGCACATGGTCAGTGATTGTCCAAGCATTGAACACCTACGAGGAGACCCGTCGTGATCAGTGACGCAAGGTGGTTCCGTTGGGCGCTGGACGAGAACGATCGCCCCTGGGTGATCCATTCGTGCAACAACGGCGTCGATGCGTGGAGGTTGCCGCCGCCGTGGCACATGGCTGACGGTCGACCAATGCCCTCGCTCGACTGCAAGCGCTGCGGCTGCCACGTCTTTGTTGCCGCCGACGACCCAGTACCGATGTCAGACGTCGATGCGGTACTGGAGGCCCGTCGTGAGCGGTGAGAAGCGCCAAATTGATGCGCATTGCTGTCAACCACCCAACACTTGGACGTTGACGCTGAACGAATACCAAAGGAACAACCTACTGTTTCTTCTCAACGTCTGCGGTTACCCATACGGCAACCCGCATGCCGTTGCCGAGATGAACTTCGACACCGGCGACTGGATAGGCGAGATCGCCAACGCGCTCGGCAAACAGACTGGCCCCTACGGCCAGGGGTCGACTGCCGTCATTGACGACACCGATCAAAATAACGGTCTGCCGTGGCATCTACAGCGACGAGGCCCGTCATGAATAACGACAGCATGGAGCGTCCAGAGCACCGACCGCCTCGCTTCGTGCTGGCCCACGCTGTACGGACTCGCCCTGGCGGCGACCCTGCTCGTCGCAAAGACCAAGAGTATGGGCGGTACGCCACCTATCGCACGACCGACGTTGTTGGTCCCGACCTGCATCTTGTCGGCCCTATTCAGTGGGGGCGTGGTGCTCGCGCCCGAGCCAAGCAGGATGCGTGTCGTCTACACCGCAGGTGGGCGCAACAGTTGAAGGTGGGAGGCCCATGGGCTTCTTGAAGAAGAAGATCCCCATGCCTGAGTCCAGCAGGTTCGACCGGTTGGACGATCAGACACTGTTCCTGCTCGTGGAACAGGCAATCTCTACTGCCATCTCCTCGTTTCAGCAGGCACAGGGCGGCGGTGCCGATACACCGACTCACCTGCACAACTGCGATACCGCCCTATCAGATGCACAGGCCGGTGTCCGCAGCATACTCAGGCGTAGGCTTGCAATAGAGCGTGGCCTTTGATAGTGTTTGCGCTATGACAGAACAACTATCGCTGTTCTCCGAAACCTATGGAGTTCGCTTTACCTCCCCACAGCAGACACAGGACTGGCCTCTTCCGGCTGCGTCCACGTTGGACGAGGCGGTAGACGCCGCCAGAGGTCTCGGTGTCTTTCTGGCGTTCACCCAGGGAATCTTCTGGGGTCCTGACTGGGACAGCGACACTGCCACGTCGTTCTCCGGGTTCGATCCGGATGGCAAGGCTGTGCGGTTGGAGATCTCCACCCAGTACACCGGCTGGCAAGGGGGCACCGTATGACCCCCGAACAGGAAACGCGCCTGGCAGTTGCATGTCAGCAACTTGACTCGCTGGTCAGCGAGTTGGAGGGTCGCATCAGCGTCGTGGAGGAGCAGGTCGATCACCTGTTGAAAGGACGCCCAGGCCGTCGCCTCCAGCCGATCATCCGTTCCGAGCACGGTGTGTGCGGGATCGACCCGGAGCGTGATTCAGCGTCGTGCCCCGATGCTTCCCTGTGGCGGCGTGCCAAGGGATGCCAAGGCGACGCCTGTGTGGTGATCGCCAGCGAGTACTACCGGAACTACCGAGCGAAGAAGCGGAACAGTGCCGAAGAAGACGCCTGACACGCCGAAGGTCGATGCACGCCCCTACGAGGCGTACGACCCAGAGAACCCAGACAAGTACCTGACCCGTTGCTGGTACCTGGAGACGGTGAAGGAGTACTGCAGGCTGACCGGTGCGAAGTGGCGCAAGCGGGAGGTTGCGGTGTCGGACTCGGGTCAGTAGAGTGGTCGGTACTTGGGGCACAGAAATGTGTAACTGAGTCGGGAGAGGAGGGGTCTTGGGGAAACCTGAGGCCCCTCTTCGTATTGCGCCACCAAACACTGGCTAGTGTTGTCACATGGTCGCATGGTTGCAAGACTCTCCACTGGAGAACAACACTGGGATCTGGAACCCCGAGGTCGAAGACCTGGGATACCCGGACGAGTCACTCTGGGAGGAGTTGCCCGACGAGACCCAGCCATCCGATGAGCCTGAGGTCGTTGAGGTTGAACTAGACGAGGAGATGGCGGGGTTCGTTGACGAACTGGTCAAACGGATCATCTTCTTCTGCGAGGAACTGGCCGGGTTCGAGTTGCGCCCCTACCAACGCTCGCTTGCATACCGCCTTATCGAGTCCCTGGTGATCGGGGACTCCGAAGAGATCACTGCGCTGTGGGCACGCCAGTCTGGGAAGTCCGAGACGCTGGCCACCGTGCTGGCCGGGTGCATGGTCGTGCTACCCAAGTTGGCGATGACCTACCCAATGCTGGAGCGGTTCAAGCGCGGACTGTGGGTTGGGGTGTTCGCTCCGGTTGACGACCAAAGTGAGATCGTCTTCGGGCGGATCGTAACCAGGCTTACGAGTGACAGGGCCTACGAGATCCTCCGTGACCCGGAGATTGACGAGAAGCCCGAGGGGAAGTCGAAGATCATCAAGTTGCGTTCAGGGTCGTTCTGCCGCCGTCAAACCGCCAGTCCACGAGCCAAGATCGAAGGTTCGTCGTATCACATCGTCGTGGTTGACGAGGCCCAGGACTGCGACGACCAGGTGGTCCGCAAGTCGATCCACCCCATGCTGGCTGCGTATGCCGGGTCGATGTGCAAGATCGGTACGCCCGCCTATACCAAGGGCGACTTCTACAAGGCGATCCAGTTGAACAAGCGTCGGGCCACCGCCAAGGGCAAGACCCGCCAGAACCACTACGAATACGACTGGCGCACGGTGGCGAAATACAACCCGCTCTACGCCAAGTTCATCCAGAAGGAGAAACTGCGGCTCGGTGAGGACTCCGAAGAGTTCCAGATGGCCTTCTGCCTGAAGTGGATGCTGGAGCGAGGCATGCTCATCACCGAGGACGAACTGGACTACCTGGCCGACCCCTCGATGCAGTTGGTCAAGGGTTGGTGGCGCACCCCGGTGGTGGTAGGTATCGACCCGGCCCGTGTCAAGGACTCCACGGTGGTCACCGTGTGCTGGGTGGACTGGGACCACCCCGACCACGCTGGGTTCCGAGAACACCGCATCCTGAACTGGATGGAGATCCACAACACCGAGTGGGAGGAGCAGTACTTCCAGATCATGGAGTTCTTGGATCAGTACTGGATCGCCTACATCGGTGTCGACGCCCAGGGCATGGGTTCAGCGGTAGCGGACCGTCTGAAACGCCTGTTTGCAGGTCGCTGTGAGGTCTTCGCTTTCAACTCGGACTCCAAGAACCAGGCCGACCGTTGGAAGAACCTGATCGGTCTGATCCAGCGCCGGATGCTCGTCTACCCAGGCCACTCCAAGGCACGCCGAACCAGGGTATGGCGTCGGTTCCGCCAGCAGATGGTCGACGTGGAGAAGGTCATGAAGGGCCAGTACCTGCTGGTTCAGGCACCGGAGAACGAGCGGGACGTTCACGATGACTTCGTGGACTCGCTGGCGCTGGCCTGCATGTGCTCTCAGATCGAAGCCGCACCCGTCGTTGAAGTCTTCGACAGCCCCTTCTACCGGGGCTAGTGTTGTGATATGCCTAGGACGCAAAGACAGTGGGTAGAGCAGTTGCCGATGTTCATGTCTGCTGGTGAGATCAAGTCTCGGTACCAGCCGAACGAGGGCGACTTTGACGATGTCTACCAGGAGAGCACCAACACGACCCGTCCAGAGAGCAAGCGAGAGTTCTGGGGGCGCAAGTTACAGGAGTCGAAACTCACCCGTGCAGAGTACGACGCCCTCAATGAGCACGGCGATGCGGAAGAGATCCGAGTCCCGGAACTGGACCTCGACAAGGCACTAGAGCGCAGTGACTACCCTTACCAGCGAACAGGTGAGTCGACATCGTCCTACGAGCGCCGTGATGAATCCTGGTGGGAGGACCGGATGGCCTCACATGACGCCAAGGTGGATCAGTACCTCAGCCAAGGGTCATTGCATGACAGTGTCGCTAGTAGTGGGGTGCATGCGCCGCTACACCTCGGGCTGCACTACCCAAACCGTGAGACGCCAGGTCGGCGCATTCTTGGCGGTCACCACCGCATCGCCGCAGCCAACGACATCGACCCGAACATGCTGGTTCCGGTGATCCACCACGAGGGCATCATCCCCTTCGACGCAGGTAAGCCAGTGACCCGGTTCGATGGGAGGGTCACCAAGGAGATCCGCAAGGAAACCGGCTACCCGTACACGTGAACGCTGTGCGGTGACACAACTACTCGGTGTGATAGCCTGCCGCCTGCCTACACACACCCGGAGGTAGCGGATGGCTAAGGCTCCCCAGTTAGGTAGCGGCGGGTTCGGTTCTCTTCTAGAGAAACACTCCCGGAGTCAGTCAGGTGGGCGTTGCTCCATTGGGGCGATCCTGGAAGACATGGACGATAAGGACGCCGCTGACTTCCGCTTAGCGCTGGCCGACCGAAAGACGTACTCGTCATCGTCGCTAGCCCGTGCCCTCAACGAGTACGGGTACAAGACCAGCCATTCCTCGGTTCAACGCCATCGAACCAAGGGGTGTCAGTGTGAGTGACCTCCGTCACGTACTTGACGGGGCACAGAGGCCACAGGTTGCCATCGGGAAACTCGCTGAACTACTGGAGCGGAACGGGATCGACCTAGCCGACGTGGGGCGGGTCAAGGCCATCAAGGCGTGGCAGGGCTTCATGAAGGGCGACGATGGCGAACCTGTCACCGTCGACATGCACGGCATCGAGTTCGTGCCAGCCTGGACAGACGGTCCGGCGTGGCCTGTTGTACAGCCAGCACGACCAGTCACGGTCAAGCCTCGACCAGTGCCGAAACGCACGGGAACCGCATCAACTATCGTGATCGCCCCCGACCCGCAGATCGGATACCGCCGTTACGAAGACGGCACCCTGGACCCATTCCAGGACGAGCGTGCGATCGACCTCCACCTCCAGATCATCCGGGACGCCAAGCCCAACCGCATCGTGAACCTGGGTGACACCATCGACATGGCCGAGTGGAGCGACAAGTTTGCTGTGGCCCCGGAGATGATGTTGACCACCCAGCCAGCACTGGACCGCACACACCGCTATCTCGGGGAGCAGATCACCGAATCCCCCGCCGATTGTGACATTCTTCTGCTGGAAGGCAACCATGACGCTCGCATGGCCAGGTTGGTACTGAAGAACGCCATGGCGGCACTGCGAATCCGCCAAGCGAACGCCCCCGAGTCGTGGCCAGTGCTCACCCTGCCGCACCTGCTGCGCCTGGACGAGTTCGGGAAGACGGCGAACGGGTCGCCACGGGTGCAGTACATCGACGGGTATCCGGCTGGACGAGTGGAGTTGGCTCCCGGTTCAGATGATGTGACACCACTGTACGCCATTCACGGTGAGCGGCTGTCGGTCTCAGCGGTAGCGAAGAACGAGCGGCAGTCGTTCGTGCAGGGTCACATCCATCGCATCCAGGACTGGTGGGAGTCTTATGAACTGGCTGGTCGGCTCGTGAACGTCAACGCCTGGTCGCCGGGATGCCTGTGTCGAATCGACGGATCAGTCCCTAGCAGTCGTGGCGGTGTGCGCCTCAAAGGGCAGCCAGTAGCCCGCAACGAGCAGTGGCAGCAGGGTCTCGGGATCGTGTCGGTTGCTCAGGACGGGACCTGGACCAAGGAGATCATCCCGTTCTTCAACGGCCGAGCCATCTGGCGAGACAAGGAGTACATGGCATGACCGGACGCTGTTCTTGCTGCCTAGAGGTGCTCAAACTGTGTGAAGAGGCTCGGCAGCATGGGCTGAAGTCGATCGACATCGCTTCCGTTCAGCGGGCCATTGCCAGTCACCGCAACCACCATCCTGACAGAGAAATGCTGGTTGTCGACCTTCACCCATGATGTGTTACCTTGGCTTCTAGGAAGGAGCAGTAGTGCCCATCACGTTCTTCAACTGGCAGTCCGGTGCTCTATCGCCCGGTGTCGCCCCGTATAACACCCTGTCCCCCAACCTGATTGCTGTGCGCGACGAACTCGGCAAGCGGTTCGGCGGCACGTCCTTGGGCGGGTACGGTGTGCGCCCTGTTCGGGGCGGGTCTTCCCCTTCGTCTCACGGGTTCGGGTCAGCGTTCGACTGGCGGATCGCTGACGACGCCGCTCGTGCTGCAGCGATGGCGTGGTTGATCGCCAACTACGAGGTGCTCGGTGTTCAGGCTATTCACGACTATCGGGGGGGCCGCATCTGGCACGCCAACCGATACCCGGGTAAGGATCCGAACACCTGGTGGCGTCCGAGTCAGGTGCCGAACATGGGCGAGTCCTGGGCGGTGTACCTCCATATCGAGACCGACCGCAGCAATTGGTCGAACAACACGCCGGTCGCCAACCGTGTGGGCGTCTCCACGAACCCCCCTCCCGAACCACCCCCTGCCGTCGGTTTCGACCCGTCCCGTGGAATCTGGGGCCTGTACCCATTGAACAAGGCAAAGCCCACGTTGCGGGAAGTCACGTCCGCTCCCTCCAAGGAGATCAGCGAGTACACCCGATACCTCCAGGGCGTGTTGATGCTGAAGGCCAGTCAGCCGATCAAGGTGGACGGAGACTTTGGTCCCGCAACGACCACGGCGGTCAAGAACCTCCAGAAGTTCCTTGGGCTGACTGTTGTGGATGGCGTGGTCGGGCCGAACACCTGGAAGGTCATTGACGCACTCGCAAGTCGCTGATTGACACATCATCTGGGTGGTTTCGTGTAAGGTTGGTATCACAGTCGAAGGAGGCCCCCAATGGCATACCCCCCGCAGGAAGTCCAGTACGAGCGAGCGATGGCGGTGAACAATACCCGCCGTGGACCGCTGCGCTTTGAGGAAGGTGTGGCAACCGACACGGACGTGCCGATGGAGTTCGGCCGTGGTGCGTATGGCGACACGGCTGGTGATGCTCGTGGTCGCTCGTTCACGACCCGCAAGGGCGAGATGGAGACGACCCGTGAGCGCGCCCATGTGGGTAGCGCCTCGTGGATCGAAGCCCCCACGATCCTCAACGACTTCGTTTACGGCGTGACCGCCTCTCAAGGCTCCCCGCAGTTCGAGTTGGAGTACGGCAGCGAGGCCCGCATTCGCCGGTTGAACCCGGCCATGGTCCAGGACTGAGCCATGACGTTCGCCAACGGTGGTCAGCGCGACGAGAACCACCCGAACCGCAAAGTCGACTCGGGCCGATTCGGACCCTTCACGCGTGAAGAGAACGAACGGTTGGACAAGCAGTTCGGCACCGATCCTCGCAGCCCCCTGCACACGTCCAACCGATTCCCCGATCCACCGGCCAACGGCACTGGAAAGTCATGACCGTCCTGAATGGTGGTCAGCGCGACGAGAACCACCCGAACCGTCAGGTGAGCCGGAAGCGCGGCCAGCAGGCCATGCTGCCTGGCGGCCGCATTCCCGGTGCCGACGACAAGGGGGACACCCTGGACCCCCGTGACTTCCCGAACCTTTCACCGGATCAGGTGAAGTTGGCCAACGATAACTACGCAGCCTTCATTGCCCAGTATGGGCCGTTGAAGCACCCCGGTAAGCGGGGGACGTTCTGAGTGTTCCAGCACCCGGCTCTCCAGGGGATGGAGAACGCCCTCAAAGCGTTCCAGACCCCTTCGGCGGGTCGCCCGAAGAAGAACGTCCGCCCACTGATGCTCCGGTCCACTGATCGGCTCGCCAGCGGTTGGACGTTCATCAACGACACACCTCCCGCCATTCAGGCGGCACAGGACAAGTACATCAAAGCCAGTCAGTTGCCGCCAGGTCTCGCTCCCACCCGCACCCAGATCGGGGAGAAGCAGCGTGGCGCTGCCATCTCCAAGGGCTGGCGTAACCCCACAGCGAGGTACTGACATGCCCAGAGCACCTCAGCGTGACGGGGCGTTTAGTCCTATGCCCACCAAGTGGCTACCCCAGCAGACCGCAGCGGTGGCAAGCCGACTTGTCCGCACATATGAGCAGACCCCTCAGAACTTACGTGACGCTGGGGCGCAGTTCTACCCGCTGTGGAACGAGACAGCAGAGCACATCGGTACTGCCATCGGGAAGACTACCGAACATGGCGCTGCGATTCTGGCGCATCTCTCACCTTCTAACGAAGCCGAGATGAACCGTATGCAGGGTATGCAGATCGCCCACTCCATGTCCGATAAGGCTCTCGCTGCCATGGTCAAAGCCGGTGAACACTCAACCATGGCCAAGAGTTTCGAGGTGCGTTCTCGGAGTGCAGTACCCGGGTCACCGGAACACTCGTCACTCCTGGCCGAACACGCCAAGCACACCGCCGAGGTACAGCGCCTTCGGGGTGTTGCGGGGGTCGTTGGTACGCCTCTAGGGAACCTCGGTTCTCGTGAGATGGGCAACGCTGCTCGGGTAATCCTGGGTGAGCACGACGACGATCCCCTTGGATCACTTGGGTCTATGAAGATTCGGGACTTCGGTGGCGATATTGCAGACCCGTCAAGCCCCCGAGTAGCCATTGACACGCATTATCACGACGCTGCGGTTGGTCGCCAGGACATCCCGTACCAAGCGAATCGTGGTCTGGAAGCGGTAGGCCGATACGAGTCCTTCCAGCATGCATCGTCGCTGGCACACGAACGTGTTAGGGCTATGGGAATAGACATCCCTCATCCAGCATTCATGGGCGGTGTCTGGTACCAACAGCAGCAAGTCAAGGCACAGAACAACCCGAACGCCCGCAAGTCGCGTCTTGCTAGCGAGTCAAAGATCGCCCGAGTTCGGGCAGACCCGGCTAATCAAGCCTTCCTGCCCGAAAGTCACGGCCTGCCCCCGTCCTTCAACAAGATCTCGGTATGACCAAGCGCCCTCTCCAGCCCGGTACGGATCCGCTCCAGGCAGCGGATCATGTCTTGAAACTCCTCATCATGCAGGGGATCGGCAGTGAGGTACTCTGTGATGTCCTCGACAAGCGCCTTCGCTTCGTCAGCCTCAAAGTGCAGCGTCATACTGCAATCGTAACAGGATCTTTTGCATGAGCGGCATCTCGTTCCAGTCCCCGTCATACCGGGCTTCGCAGTCTGACCTGACCATCGCCATCAGCCCACTGGGCCTCGTGGAACTTGCAGACGAAGAGTTTGAGGTCCACGGGCCGAGGCTCAACCGTTACGCTTCCAACTGGGCCTGGTTCCTTGGTCATCACTGGGCGTACCGCCGGGAGGCGGGCGAGTCGCAGTTGACCTTCAACTGGGTCCGTGCCTTCTCTGACTTCCTGGTCAACTTCTCGTTCGGGAAGGGCGTGAACTTTCACAGCCCCGAGGCCACGTCTGCGATCATCCCGCACGCCCTGAAGCGGGTCTGGGAGATCGACAACAACAAGCCTTCGATCATCACCGAGATCGGCCAGTTGGGGTCGGTGTCGGGAGACGTGTTCGTGAAAGTGGCGTTTGAAGAGCCGTATGTCGACGCCACCGGCTTGCCGATCGACGGCAAGATCCGCATTCTCCCGCTGAACCCGGCCTTCTGCTTCCCCGAGTTCCACCCGCATGACCGCACTCGGCTGATCCGGTTCAAGTTGAAGTACAAGTTCTGGGGCACCGCTGGCGACGGAACACGACAGGTGTTCACCTACGTCGAACTGATGACCGAGGACACCATTGAGGAGTACATCAACGATGAGTTGATCGACGCTCGTCCGAACCCGTTGGGGGAGATCCCGGTCGCCTTCTGCCCCAACTACGCAGTGGCGTCCAGCCCCTGGGGCCTGTCTGACATCCAGGACATCATCGGCCTGAACCGTGAGTACAACGAGAAGGCCACGGAGATCTCGGACATCATCAACTACCACGCCAGCCCGGTAACGGTCATCATCGGTGCCAAGTCATCGAACCTGGAGAAGGGTGCCAAGAAGGTCTGGGCGATCGGTAATAAGGACGCCAGCATCCAGAACCTGGAGTTGCAGACCAACTTCACAGGCCCGCTCGGCTACATGGAACTGCTGAAGCAGGCGATGCACGAACAGACCGGCGTTCCCGCCACCGCCTTGGGAACGCTCCAGCCGATCTCCAACACCTCTGGTACCGCCCTTCAGTTGCAGTACCAGCCGTTGATGCTGAAGCACGAGCGCAAGAAGGTGCAGTACGTGCGCCTGTTTGAGCACATCAACGCCCTCATCATGAAGCACGTCTTCCTGTACAAGCCAAACCTTGCCAAGTACGACCCGTACGTGGCTGGGGTGATGCTGAAGCCGGACCAGATGGCAGAACTGGACCCCCGTGACCCGCTCTCATACCGGACTTACGTGGATTGGCCGTCTCCGATGCCGATGGACACGCTCATCAAGATCAACGAGATTCAGGCAAAGATGGCCATGGGTCTTGAATCCAAGAGAGGTGCTCTTCGTGATCTTGGTGTCCAGTTCCCAGACCAGAAGATGCAGGAGATCTTCGAAGAGATCTCGGAAGATGCCAAGGAGCAGGGCGCTCTCCAGTTGGTCCAGGCGCAGATCGCTCAGTTCATCATGCAGGCGACGGGGATGACCCCCGACGGCCAGCCACTTGTTCTCCCTGGTCAAGTGGATGAGAACGGCAAGCCGATGGGGCAGGCACCGATGGTCGACCCGGCGTTGGCCCAAGAGATCATGATGCGTGCATACCAGCCTATGCCCCCGGAAACCATCGACTTCGGAGCGGGGGACCCGTAGTTCTCGGGACTTAGTCCCAGAGGGGTTCGCATGTACCCCGTCACGTTGTGATAAGAACATGCTCACTGGACAACCTACGAACCAAGGATTGAGACAACATGGGAACATCAGATACCGGTGACGGCTTTCTCGTCGGCACCGAACCCGCATCCCCCCGCAAGGCAACCGATTGGCCCACCCAGACCGCCGCACAGGCTGTGACACAGCCAGCCGTAGTGGTCATCGACCCGAACACTGCAGCGTTGCAGGGCCAATCCACCAGTCGGTTCTTCACCGAGGAGGACCTGAACAGGGCTCGCCAGCAGGAGAAAGACAAGTTGTACCCGCGCATTGACGAGATGGCGCAGCAACTGAAGGCCCTCCAGGCCGAGCGAGAGGCGGAAGCAGCAGCACGTCGTGCTGAAGCCGAGGCTGCCGCACAGGCGCAGAAGGAGAAGGAGGAGGCCGAGATGTCGGTCCGCTCTCTGCTCCAGAAGAAGGAGCAGGAGTGGAACGAGCGCTTCCAGTCCATCGAACAGCAGCGAGAGCAGGATCGCGCCGTCTTTGAGATGGAGAAGCGTCTGGCCGAGACGGAGAACTACCGCTTGGCTCGCCTCGCCCAAGAGGGGGAGTTCATCCTCCCCGAACTGCACGATCTGGTGAAGGGCAACAGCATCTCCGAGATCGACGCAGTCATCGAAGAAATGAAGGCACGCACGAATGCCATCATGGGCAACGTGACTGCTGTAGTATCACAGCAGCCGCAGGTGATGTACCGGGGTGCAAGCCCCACCGCACCCCCCGTCGGCCCCATGGAGCAAGTATCGACTACGCAACGGCTGACGCCGGATGACATCCGGTCAATGGACATCGAGACGTACAAGAAGTATCGGGACACCTTGCTGGCATCGTCCAGCGCCGCCTACCGGGGTCGTTGACCCTCCGGTAACACAACACACCACCCCGGGGGCTAAGCCCCGTCCCAACGTCTTGAAGGAGACACACCATGCCCGGAGAAAGCCTCGGAGGCCAACTTCCCGTCACGTCAGGCATCACCGGTACCACTCGTGTGGGTACTGGTGGCGTCAACTCGCAGTACACCGCAGCCGTCGGCTTCAACGCCGGTACCGGATTCGATGGCACGGGTATCGGCAACTCGGCAGCGATCACCACCGGCACCTCTATGATGGGTCCGGCTGTCCAGACCATCTGGTCGAAGGAGATCCTCTTCCAGTCGATGCCGGTTCTGCGGTTCGAGCAGTTCGCCGTGAAGAAGACCGAACTGGGTGTCATGCCCGGTCTCGTCGTCAACTTCATGCGGTACAACAACCTGCCGGTACCTGCCGGTCCGCTGGTGGAAGGCATCCGCATGCGGACCCATGCCATCACGGCCAACCAGTACAGCATCACGGTGCAGGAGCAGGGCTTCGGCGTCGCTGTGTCGGAACTGCTGCTGAACGCCTCGTTCGATGACGTGATGGCCTCGGCCAGCCGCCTTCTCGGCCGCAATATGGCGCTCTACATGGACACGCAGGCTCGCCAGACCCTCCAGCGTGCGTCGTCGGTTGTGTTCGGTCGCCAGAAGCCAACCGCTATCAACACCGGCTACGGCGTGTACGAGCCTGGCACCGCTGCGACAACCGTCGCCGCTGTGACGGGCGGCACCGACTTCTTCCTGCACCCTCACTCGGTGAAGGACGCAGTCGAAGTGCTCTCATCGAAGAACATCCCCCGTCTCGGTGAGACGTACGTGTGCTTCATCCACCCGCACCAGAGCCGCCGTCTCCGTGATACCCCGGAATGGATCGAAGTCACCAAGTACGCCGCTCCCGGCAACTTCATGTTGGGCGAGATCGGCCGCATCGGTGACGTGGTCTTCATCGAGACCACTCAGATCGCCGCTCCGCTGGCGACCACGATGGACACCGACGACTCGGCGGTCCTGCCTGGCGGCAAGACCGTGGAGCCGACTCAGCAGAATCCGGACTTCCGCACCGACGTGACCGGCACCGCAACCGACGGTTCGGACATCACTGCTGTTCCTGCCACGTGGCAGGATGGCCGTGCGGACAGCCAGACCGGTGTCGACGGCGTGGTGACTCCCGGTTGGGGCCAGGCGTGGCTTCCGAGCGGTACCGCCTTTGAGGCGATCATGCTCGGTGACAACGCCTTCGGCCAGGCTGTGAGCCTCCCGGTCGAACTGCGTGACGGTGGTGTGCTCGACTTCGGTCGTGAGCACGCCCTCGCCTGGTACTCGATCTGGGGCTGGGGCCTCATCACCGAGTCGGCGGTCTGCAAGATCGTGACGAACTGAGCACATGCTCATCGGTCTTCGGCGGGGGGTTTCGGCCCCCCGCCACCCCGATCTTCAAGGAGACACCACATGAGCATGATCGCAGTCCACGGCCCCATCTCATGGGGTGACGACACCGACCAGGGCAGGGACAACATCTGTATGGCGCAGTGTGGCTTTGAGGTGGGCACCGCATTCAATGCCACCACCACCTCAACCGGTACTGCCGCCCCGGCGCAGGTTGCTACGGCGACCTCCGAGGCGTTCCGCCCCGAGCGAGTCACCGGCTACTGATCCTTTCAATGTCACCATGGTACGGTGACACACCGACTACTACAGAGGAGAACACACCGTGGCAAAGAGCCAGACCCCCGAAGACAACGAGGTCACGACCATGTCGGACCTCCTGGGCAATTCCCGCGATGTCATCGTGGACAGCATCACCGAGGTGCGCGAGGTTCCCGGTCCGCTCTCGGACACGGTCATCATCCGCATGAACACCACGCTGGATGACTTCACGTACGGCAACCCGAACATGCACTACAAGTTGGAGGCTGGCAAGCGTTACCGGATGCCTCGCCACATCGCCGGGTACCTTGATGGCCTCGGGTACGTCTGGCACTGAGGTGCTAACCCACCTTTCGATCTGACCAGAGAGTGAGTGGCCTGATGGCGACAGCCCACGGCGGTTTCATCATCCCGAATGCCTCAGGCTCTGCCAGCACCAAGTTGGCCGAACCAGACCAGGTTGACTTCAACACCTTGGGCAACGACCGTTGGGGGGTCGTCACCGGTTGCGAGGTTCTCGTCATCGGGACCGTGGCCACTATCTCCACGGCTGGCATTGCTGTGGTGAACGGGGCGGTCGTGAACGTGGCCGCTGGGCAGAGCATCACGCTCGGTTCGGGAGGGTCTCAGCCACGGTTTGACCTGGTAGGCATCAATGCCGCCGGGACGATCGTGAGTGTCCCCGGCACCCCTGCCGCCGATCCGGTCTACCCGGATGTCCCTTCAAACGTCACGCTTCTGGCGGCGGTGTACTGCCCCAGCGGTAGCGCTCTGTTCGACCTCTACGTCAGCGACAAGCGCCGCATCCTGGCACCACTGTCGGTCTCGTCGTCCACCGGGGCAAACACGGTCCTGCTGAATCGCTACAGCGGCGTGGACACCTTCCGAATCGACGCATCAGGTCGGATGGAGTGGAACAACTCCGACACCTACCTGTACCGAACCGGTACCGAGAGCCTGCGGCTGCACTCCAACCTGACCCTGGATGGGGCGCTCGTCGTTGGGTCAAGTGTGACCACCAGCGGTGGTGTCGCTGCATCGGGTACCCTGCAGGGCAGCAACCTGGTGACGCTCCCGAACGGATCGGCCTTTCCTACCGCCCCACAGGGAACCATCCTCCAGTTGAATGGCAAGGTCTACATTCAGACCGCCTCTACTGCACCGATGGTGTGGGAACAGATCACCACCGCTTCAGCGACTCATCAGCCCGGTGACATCAAGCAGTCGATGCGGTCGCCCAGCCAGATGCCTGGCTGGATCCTGTTCAACGGTCAGACAGTCACTGAGACCCAGTATCCCCAGTTGTTTGAGGTGGAGGGTCTGCAGCAGTTCATCCAGGCAGGGTCACCCCGTGTAATGGTCCTTCCAGACGCCACACAGAGGACCCTGCTTCCCACCGCAAACGACC